AAATGTTTTTCCGTACTTTCTACCAATGAATCCCGATAGGCGATCAAGTGCCCCGGGTTGAACCAACGCATCTAATGTAGACGATAGGAACTTATCATTTGTACTAGTTTTAAAAGTATCTGGTAGAAGTTCAACCGTTCTTCTTAACGGCAGTTCGCTGTTCTTAAAAATTTTATTTGACATTACTGACCCGTCCTAGTTACTACTTGGCTATTCAATAGATTCAACTCTGTTGCTGTAATGTTGTATAAAATTTCAATATTATCAACAGTTGCGGCACTTACTAATATCTCATCTGGTTGTGCTTTAATCTCAACCAAACTTCCGTAGGCTTGGTTTTCCTGTTTAGGGACCAATACCATATTACTAATATCTGGAGAATTTTGAGAGATGATGTATGTAATCAATTCACTGGCGTAAAATCTATCGCCAAAATCCCAATTTTCTACAGAGAAAAATTCATTGATGCTGTTAATAATTCTCACCTTTAGGTCATTATCGTTTAATACACGATTTGGATTTTTTACTACTTTGAACATTGCTTGAAAATTCGCTGCTGCCTTATCACCAAACAATGGAAAATATTTCACAGGATGATACACAATCTCATCGCTGATCGATTTAATAGCTTTCAGATTAGAACCAAATTGTGTAAACAATGATTCGGAAGTTGGCTCTACTGGTTTAGTCGATTGACTGTTAGACAACCATCTTCTATACGATGTATCATAAGATCTAGTTAATAAGTAAACGTCAATAATGTTGCTAACACTAGGATCAATTCTACGACTTTCACTAGCATTATGAATATATTGAAATTTTAAATTGTCTCTTCCTACATAAGCAACATAACTTGGCTCTAGTATAAACGAACGAGTTATTAGATCAACTTTTTTAACTAAATTTTCTGCCTGATCATAGAAATAAATCAACTGGTTATGTTCATAATTGTTAACATTAGCATTGATTTCTTTATCAACAATTACAAAACGATTGTTAATGTTAGGAATGTAATTAAACACATCATAGCCGTTTTCATCCTGTACTTGTTGGAAGAAAATATATTTCGTTGAAACATTAGTGCCTACAATTTCGTCAAAAGAATCTGGGTTATCAATCACCCCATCATCGTCACTGTCATAGAAAGATAGTTTAATAGAGTCTGAGCTCTTGTAGCCATCTTGATATCTTACAGAATCAGATATCTCGAATGAAATGTCGTCTTTTAATGTCTGTTGTCTGTCAACTAAATTTAACACATCTGCTGTGCTAAACAAAGGATTAGTATCTCTCAACGACAATATTGCTGCCGCAAGATCTGTATTTGAAATAATAGAACTTTGAGGAGATACATTAATTCCTAAAACTTTAATTTGATCTTTTATCACAGTTCTAGCACGACTGTCATAGACTTTTTCGCCTCGATCAAAATAAAATCTATTTTGAGAAACACTTGAAAATACATATTCTGTGCCGCGAACTCGAACTCGATATTCGTCACCGTCGTAGACAAACGCAATTAGCCACGAACTATCAACGTTGGCATTTGTTGAATCGCCTGCTTGTCCTAGATTGAAATCATTTTCTAAGTCAATATTTGTAGAACTAATTACTTTCCAACTACCTTCTAATACTTCATAGCGTACACCAAAAGTTTCAGAACTAAATGTAAGATTTAAAATTTCATTTTCAATATCAGTTGGTATAGTTGACGCAAATTTAGAAACAACCTGAGACGGTAATGCCCCTGTAGGAATTACTTCGCTGAATGTAATTGGTCCTTTACCTGAATTTAAATTACCTTTACCAGCATTTGTACCATCACCTACAAGTTTTACTACTTTAGTCCATATAAACTTTTTATGATCTTTGTTAGCTGGATCATAAGTAACCAGTTCTCCTCGGTAAAACGCCTGAGTTGCCAACGGTGGAACAAACTTGATTAATCCACCAATTTCAATGTAACGCAAATTACTTGTGGTATAAGCACCAATCTTAATAGGAAAACTGTCAAATACGTTACCAAAAAATCCTGTTGACGCATTTACTTCTGTAGTTGATTTAATCCACTTAACGTTTACGTCAGCGGTAAAGATTTTATCAAAGTTAGTTAGATAAAAATTGTAGGTCTGGAATGACGACAACGCTGGTTGAATTGTATTTCTAATAAAATTCAACACTGTGTTTTTATTTGAATATTTGAAAGAATAATTTCTTTCTTCATCTTTTCTATAAATTAACCCGTCGTCGGCAAAAACATTTATTTTAGAATATTTTCCAGAAGCATCAATAATATCAAAGCTTCTACTAATACCGCTACTAGTTCTGTTTACTGCCTTAACTTTTAAAACTTCTTGAGATGCTGACAACGGAGCAAGATTATAATCTTCTCCTGTAATCATTCTATTTTGTGTGTAGTATATGGCAGGGGCTTTTGATCTAATAGAATCAATAGTCTCCGATGGAGTACTATTTTCAACAGTGTATTCTAGTCCTAGTGACACTGTTAATGTATGTTGTGTACCCCTAGCGTTAACATACGGCACACTGATTGTGATGCTTTTCATTTCGCTAGGAGAAATTACATACGAATATCCGTTGCTAACTCTATAATAGGTTCTAAAAGTACCTTGTGGGAGTTTACCATAAACACCGTCTGAAAATTGTAAGTCAATGGAGTCATTCGATTGTGTTATTATAGAGTATACATTTCGTTGATTACTAGATAAACTATTATAAACAATGTTATTGCCAATCACCGACCCAACGTTGGTCCATGCTTCTGTTAAACTGTTTGAAGCATCTAATGAATATAACCAAACATCCGAATTATTAATATTTTCTGTAGCTATTGAAATAATCTCATTAGGAGTTGGTGCTGTTATAGAAAATTCAGCACTTTCTAATGATCCCTGTTTAAAGATCATAAAGAAGCCAGTGTTAATGCTAGCAGTGCCTTTGCCGTCTTGTCTATAAACAAATCCTACTTGTCTACCCGGCAACGGAGCTTCTTCAAAAATAGTTTCTGGTGACCCAATGCCAGTACTTAAAATTTCAAATGTTGTGTTTCTGCCGCCAACAAGTTTACCAAAAGAAAACACTGGAATTCCAGTGGAAATAGAATTTAATCTATATTGTTCTGTTCTAATACCATCAATGATTTTATTAGCTTGATCTTTGCCAAATTCTACATTATCAATCATCGCAGCATTCAATACTTGTATGAATTGCTCGTACCAGTTTGCGTTAGCTGGATCGTTCCATACAATAGTTTGTCTTGCTAAGTTAGTGCCATTGCTGTCAACTAAATCTTCAGTGGTGCTCACGCTTTCAAATTTTAGTAGTCCCGAAGCAGCTTGATTTCTTTTAGAATTGTATGCTAGCATTCTAGCTAGTCTTAGTACACTTTCTTTTCTATCAGCTAGTTCAATAAAGTTTTCACGACTGTTTAAATCGATGCGGAATGCTAGACTTTGTCCTAAAAAAGCAATTAGGTCAATTAAAGCAATAAATTCAGAACTTTCAATAAAGTCGTTGAAATCTTCTGGGTAATTTTCTTTGATATACGCAACCATTACTCTGCGGAGATTTTCAAAATCGTAAGATTTAAAATCTGCATTTTTAAAAGTCTGGTATATTCTAGTCCAGTCTTCGGCAAGAATTAGGTTATTTTGTCTAGTAGTAGTTGTCATCTATCGTATCCTGTACAGTATTTATTTTAATAAAAATGTACGCATATTATCTAGGAGTGCTGTTAGGCACGCTTGATTTGTCAAAATTTAAGTACATGGTTTCTACTTGGTCAAAATCAAGATACTTTAGGCCTACTTCGATGCGTAATCCCTGTTCTGTAGCATCAACTTTGAGGGTATCGACTGCGGTTCTTGGATCAGAATTAACAATTCTTTGTACATCTTCAGAAACTAAACGTATAGCAGCATCGTCCATTGGTTCGTAGATCATTGACCAAATAATTGTACCAAACTCTGGATTTTCTAACTTCTCACCTTTTTTAATATTGAAGTGATTTAATAAGTCTTGTTTGATTAAATCCGTGTCATAGAGTTTAAATCGCTGTTTAATATTGCGACTGTTAAATCCCTTGTAGGCAAATATTCCGTCAACCCTATTATCTCCCACAGACGCTTGAGAAGATTCAACTCGTGTTACATTGTAAATTTTACTAGCCATTTTTGTGCTCCTTAAGCATCTCTGTCAGTTTTATCAAACTTATATTTTTGCGGATCAACGTTTTCATGTTGGTACCAAGGTTCATGCATAGGAACCCGTTTCATAATACTTTGTATTGGTGTGTCAGCTTGATATCGTGTATCTACATAGTTTTGTGAAGCATCTACTAGGTCAATATCAATTAAAGAAATTCGTTCATGTTTTGTGGCTGCTTCTGCTAAAGATGGAGGCAATGCTGCAGTAGCAGGATCGCATTTAATTTCAATACGCTCAGCATATTCTACGTGCTTACTACCGCTCAAAAAGTGACTGTCTGTTCCTGCTGTAGAAAATACACTAGCTCCTGCTGTTAAATGACTGTTGGCTGCTACTTTAATTTTATGGTCGGCACCTACTTTTATTTCTAAATTCTGTGCTATTGATTGTACGACATTGCCGCCAGATACGTGTTGAGAATTTCCGTTAACAAACGTTTTAACTTCTCCGTTAATGTAGGAAGAAAAATCTTTTTCTATATCCTGAACATAATTATTTTCAGCACGAACATTTATGTTTCGTCCTGCTTCTAAGTTAATATCTCTATCTGCTCTAAAATTAAAATCACCCTGGGTATGGATGCTTACAGAGTCAGCGGCAAAAATATCTATCTTTCCGTCGCTGCTTAATTCTATCCAAGCAGTACCTCTACTGTTACCTATATAAATTAAATCTTCTGAATTATGTAACAGGATCTGATGTCCAGTTCTAGTACGCACACGGAAGTATTCGCTGATAGGAATTCGAACATCGCCTGCTTCTTTTTTAAGTGCGTTGGCATATTCTGGAGGACCATCGCTAGCCGGAGTTTTTCTTATAAATCTATCATCACCGTCATCCATTACTAGCTGTGTGCCGCCAACACGACTTACTGGTACAGGATCAGTTCTATCGTTGGATGTTCCTTGGGTAGATCGTTTAGCACCTGGACGTTTATCGAGCGGCCCTGGAGTTAAAATTCCAAACACTGACGGTGTTTGATTTCTACGCATTGTAGATGTTGTTCTTCCGCGAATATCATCTTCTAGTAACCCTTGTTCTAACATAAAACCTGCTATAGGGTGTACTGGCTTTTTAATTTCTTCTGGGCTTGATGATTTTTTATTTTTAGCAGCTAACACTTGATTGTACTCTGCTACAGGCAGTGGAATATCACCATAATCGCTTTTTTGTGTTGGCGATATATCAGTAGCAGCCGATGCTGCAATAGCTGGCACCATATGATTCATGTTGGTGTCTGGTACACATCCAATCCAAAATCCTTCACCTGTTTCTTGTTCAAATATTACTAATACAGTAACACCAACATCTGGCGGTACAAAGCACATACCATAAGATTTTTGTGTATCGTTGTAGGCTTGATCATTACCAGTGTTAAGGCCATTATACAATCCACCAGTAGCTCCAAAGAATGGTGGGCAATATTTTACAGGAATAACATTTGAAGTTTCACCTACAGTGGCAGGGTCTGCTGTAATCAACGATACTAATAGGCCTCCCATGAAATCATTACCGTCGTTGTGTCCTACAACTTTGGCCAGCCTGGGGCCTAGCGATGATCCTGCTTGATGTTTTTCTTGACTCTGTCTATGCGTGGTTGACATTTATATCCTTGTTATTGTCCGTTGTTTAATTGATTTTCTAATTTTTCACTAAATGGTAGTTTTTCCCCAAGAGGCCCTGTTTTATTAAATGGTGGCGGAGGCAATTTTTCTTGAGGATTCAAATTTGTTACTACTATACCTTTGTTCGGATCTGCCACTGGGAATGTTTCAGCAACAGCAGACGGCACTACTGATGACTGTGCTGGTGTGTCGCTGTTAGACGATGAAGCAGGCACTGGCGGTGCTGATGCAGCAGCGGTTCCGTTATACCCGTTAATGCGTTGGTCGACTCCGATAGCAGAATTAAACATTAGACTTGGATCAGATCTAAGAGAAGTAACTTCTTCAGGCTGTTGCCCTCTGTCTCTAAACAAATCTAAATCTTGTGTAAACACGCCTTCGTGGAATTTACTCTTAATTGATCTAATTCTATATAATCCACCGAATGGGCTGTCAGAGTATCCCGACGCAGGAAAAATAAACAATGAGCTGCCTGGAGCCGGAGCATCTATTGGGGTTCTAAATCTTAGAAATATTCTAACTTCACCTGATTCAGAAGCCATTGTTTTGTTGTTGTTTATTTGAGAACCGGGGGCCTCAGCACCTATCTGTTCTAAGAACGCACCAGATCGTGACAGATAGTAAGGGTCGCCTAATATCGTCATGTTTAATGTTATCATTTCTGTGTTTAATAAAATTGCTTGTTCAAATGCTCTAGCAGTTCTAATATCAGCACTGTCAACAGTACTACCGCCCATGGGTTTTACATACGATCCAGGCTTATCCCTCATCAGTCGTCCGGCATGTGTTATTAAGTTACTGCCTCCATTACCAGATGGTGAAGCTGATCCTCTTGATGGAGATTCTGCTAAGAGGCCATCAACATCTCGATCTGCCACTGTAGGAGTAAAAGGTATTGCTGTATAAAATGTATTGTCAAACTTTAATTCCCATCTAATTATATCGTCATTTAGACCAGTATACAGATAATTGTATTGTTTTTTAATTGTAGATTTTAATCCTTTGTCGTCCATACCAAGTGAGCCGGCTAGTGGTACTTTCACTACACTATGATGTACTCGGTACGGAGTGACTACATAGGTAAATTTGTATGCGGGTCTATTTTGGATAGTGTCAAGTTGAATTTTTGTTCCCTTGTATTCAGTTACTACACTGATCTTATACCAATTGATCATTCCGTCATCTTTTGAAATATTTTCTGGTTTGGTAGAAGTTGTGATAAATTCCGATGAAATCATCACTTCTCTAATCATATCAACAATACGTCTCTTGTCATCTGGTGGGAATGCAAATTTTCTAGTACTATATTCAGGTGCTCCTCTGCCGTCTGAGTTTTTAGCGGGGGCTTTTGCTGAGCTAGACGAGTTATCACTTGACGATCCTGCCGGAAACTTTGACTTTGCCATTTTGTCTGAAATTTCTCCTCGATTAGGAACCGTAGGAGCTTGAACAATAATCTCATATTCGTCTGCTATTGATATAAGATTATTTTTTACAGCTTGAGCTTGGTCGTCATTAATTACTTTAGCAAGACCTGACAATGCTTCAGCAACAGTGGCTC